CTCATCTTCTTCTCCATCATGGTTCCCAAGAGAGGCTCCAACAAAGTTTACAACAACACTCCTTTTAGAAAAATGATCGATCTGGGAGGAGCCTGGTGCACAGAACTGATCTCTCTTAACGACAGCAAGCTCACAAACTGGGTTCTGGCTTCCAGCAATTACTGTGTCTTCGGCCACAGGATGATTGAGTTCGAAAAGTGTGCCTATTCAGAAGAGATCGGAAAGTTCCAGATGACCAAAAAAGTGTGGTCGAACATAGCTCTTCTCATGCTCATCTCTCTCGAGGATAAAGCTAGTACAGAGGAGGTGATTACTCAATTCAGATACACAGCTATGGCCAAGATGACACTGGACTGGGTCCCTCAAGATTACTCTAAAATGATTGACAAGCTTCCAAACCACTACAGATCACGTCTCACACTTTGGTGCGCCAAGAAGCATTTGACGTTTGCGAGGCCTCATACCTGGACTCTGGACAGAGAAGACCTGAGGGATCAAGGAGAGGATGAGCAAGAGGAGCATCACCAAGACGGACCAGATTATCAGGCTGGACCCACTGCCCGAGGGCTGAGCCAGCAGCAGAAATGGAAGGGAGTGACTCATCCCCTGCTGGGTTACCCTCTTAAGGATTATAGGCAAGTCATTGAGGTGTTCTACTATGGTTACGCCAAGAACAAGAATGAGGCAGCAGGACCTAACAAAGATGCGGATCTGGTTAAGAAAATGCTCTCAGAGGAAAGGAAGTTTCTGCTAGGTCGGAATGAAATGATGCCTGATCGATCCTCAGTGCTAGAGCAGGGCAAGTACAATCCTCATGAATTTTCGGAGTCTGCCCTCAGAGGAGTCTCTTGGATAACTCGCCAAAAAATGAAACAGCAGCTAGGAGCGAACTGGAGATCAGTGCTAGAAGATCAAATCTGCCATGCGTTCGTTAAGACCACATGGGAGGAGCTTGGCACTACAAAGGCTAGTTCGACCTTCGAGGGTTCTGTTGAGGAGCCCAAGCCAGCTCAGACGGCAAAGGGTCAAAAGATGGAGTTCAAGTACAGGAGAGCAAGAGCCATCAAGAAGGTCGCCGAAATGGTCGAAAAATCAGATAAGACGAGGCCTTATGAAACTCTAAAGGACATTGTGAAGGAGTTGAAGGAAGCGGGATTCATGTGCATTGATATTTTTAGAAAGCTGCAACATGGTGGATTGAGAGAGATCTATGTGTTGGCAATCAGAGAGAGGATTCTGCAGAGTTTTGTGGAAACGGTGGCTCGAGTGATCGGAAGCAAGTTCTCTTCTGAATGTTTGACTAATCCTGCAAACAAGGAGCACATACCGATACAGCACGCCGTTGAGAGCCATCAATCCAGGAAGTCAGGATCCTTCCTCTACAACATCAACTCGTCAAACGACGCGACTACATGGTCTCAAACCATGGACCCACAGAAGCTCACCTATTTCCTGGTTTCAATCATCCCGAAGAGGTTCCAAGGTCTGGTGGTACAAGGAATTAGGATGTGGGAATCCAAGATGATTCGACCTCCTGATGGAGTTCTCAATCTGATGCAGATGTACGCAGCCCATCCAGAAGATTTGTACATCCATGACACCGATCACATGAAGCTCTTGGAAGGCCTGTGGGGGAAGACATTGGATCCATCAATTGATCCAGTGTCAAAGGCCCTGAAGATCAAGTCGGGCTTCATGCAAGGATTGCTACATTTCACGTCATCAGTCTATCACGCTGCCATCCTCCATGCACGGGACTATCTCTTCAAGTCCTTGTTCATGCATCTGTCTCAGAGGAAAACCAACAATGAGGCAAGAGTCATCACTCATGATTTGGTGTCATCTGATGACAGTGCGAGAATGGTCACACTGATTCTCCCAGACAATCTGAAGCCTCTGGACAAGATCCTGATGATCACTTCCGCGGCCGCAGACCAGCTTCTAATTGGTGATTTCTCTGAATTGTTCGGCATTGTCCTCTCAAAGAAATCCACTATCTGCCAGCCTGGAGCATTGGAATTTAATAGTACATACCATTTCGGGCCCAGTTGTGTTAAGCCTATCATGAAGTGGGTGTTTGCCCTCTTTGCTGTTCTGGAGACTGAGAGTCTCTTTGGTCGTCAAGAGGGGATGTACAGCCTGGTCCAGCAGCTGGCAGAGGCAGGCCTTCAATTCTCCACCTTGGCTTGCATGAAATTCGTCCAGTGCTACTTGCACTATCGATTGCTC